CTTGTTGGCAAGGCCAACGACGGGGTCGGAATTAACCGTGACGGGAATGCGCGCGATGGCACGCTTTGGGTCACAAATTGAACCTATGTCATTGAGAGGATCAGTGTAGATCCTAGACAGAAAGGATACGGACTTTCCACCGTCAACATTCTCAAATGTCAGGCGAAAACCGAGCGACGCAGCTACATTAGCGTGGTCGCGAACGATGCAAAGCCCGTCATCACCCAATTTGGGTCCAATGTGGGCATAAGCCTTGTCGGCGTCCATGCCAGAGCGGCGCAGTGCGACATAGTCAACGAAACCGTTGCGCCACACGTTGCTCTCTGTGGTGTCCATTTTACCAGAAAGATTCATATAACCGGAGTTGATCTTCTGGGGGCGTACGTCGGGCTTGCATGACGGCAAATTGATCTGCCTTTTCTGATGCGCAGCCGTGAACTCGTCAATTAGCTTGTAGTACTTGCGGTCGAAAGCACGCTTGTACATCCAGGCATATTGTTCAGTATCGAAGACGCCGTGTGTTCCATCCATTTTGCTAAAGTCGGTCTGCCCGACAGGTTCACCCGCGAGGCGGCAGAAGTCCTGTACCTTCTGGCCAGTCTCCGCGGGGTCGAGTCCTACTGTGCCGAAGAAAGTGCCCGCGCGCGTACGCTCGAGCAAATATCTCTTAAGAGGGACGACGAAGCACGCCGCTTGAACGAGGGCGATGTCTTCCACCGGGTAAATCAGTCGCGTCGGCTTGCCGGTACGTGTTGCGTCCTGCGTGACCTCTTTCTTCACGAAGGCCCGGATACTCGGGACCTTGTCAGGTTGGAGCGTCCGCATGACCTTAACCATACGCGCCTTCTGTGCGGGGGATTTACCGATGTAATCGGCAGCCTCTTGGGCTGAGAGTGGGACCAACTTCACGCCATCAGGAATAATGTGGCGGTTGAACTCAATAGCAAAGTCCTTCATGTCACCCCCTACCACGGCGGTGTTGACAACGTCAATAACACGCGCTTTCGCCGAACGCGCCACGTTCTGTTGATGTTCAGTGGCGGCGCCAGCTGGCGTGATGAGTGGCTCACCGGCAAGCGATGCAAATGCCTTGCCGGGATCATCCGCGCTGGAGAACGTGTAATTGACGATGTCGGGTCGAGGTAGGGAGAGGCCGAGAACGGGTATGAGCGTATACAATTCACGTTCCGTGATCGTCTCGCCCATGCGTTCAGCAATGACCTTGATTGCGGCAATGCCAGGATACTTGGATTCCTTAGAATTCAAATGCATCGCCTCCCAAGCTGACACTGATAGTGTCGCGCAATCAGCACCCGGTTCAATCGAACGGATGCTAACCACAGTGTCCCGCGCTT